TAATAATAAAACCATCTATGATGTTAACTCCATCCGTCAACATTCTGTATTCATTGATATATGTTTTTAAGTTTTGCTTTACAGCTCTATTTAGAGTAGTTAGATTACCGTTAGTATCATATCCAAGGGTATATAAATTTATTGCAAAAGGATTAATTTGTTCCGCATTTTGTGTTGTTTTTTGTACAAAATTTCTAACTTCTGTTTTAATCTCATCGGTTGTAGGAACTTTATTTCCTTTTGATATAGCCTTCTGAACTATTGTTTTAGTTATTTCTGCAAATTGAGTAACATTATCGGTTGAATTTAAAATACTCTCAGGTGAATTTGCATTGAGAGAATTATCACCTATAGCGAATACTTTTGCAATAGAACCAAACTTAGAAGGCATTGATAATGCTCTAATTTGATAATCTTTTGCAGTTACTGCTCTATTTTGTGATGCAAAGTTTGCCAACGCGGCTTCTCTTATTTCATCTATGTTTTCCAATCCTCTACCACCTTTAGCAGGTATTTCATTTTCTACCGCTATTGAGCTTTTAACATAATTGTAAACAGAATCATCTAATTCCAAATTATTAATCAAATCATCATCAAACGAAATTGATTGTATCGTTGTTAAATCACTTTGAGGTACATTTGAAGAAACTCCTCCACCCGTTAAATAAATTATATTTAATATAGTTCCCGCACTAGGAGATTGTCCGTATGTTTTTGTTTTAAGAAAATTCGTAGGGTCATAAGATTCTGCCATTCTGTCTATAGAATTATTCAATCCAAGCCCAACATTCTTAATATTAGGTATAAGTAACTCATCTGATAATGAACTATCCCCTCCACCAAAATGAATTGAAGTAGTGAAATCATCATTTACCTTTGTTACAAATCTTCTACTAGTTTTCAGTAATTTCAAAAGATACGGAACTGTATCTTTAAATTGATACAAATCTGGGTCGTTTTGTTCTACATTTGGGTAATCTATATAAATCGTTTCTTGTGCCAAATATGGAACTTCATACCACTTATTTCCGTTATCATCGGTTACAGATTCTATTGTAATGATATTAGTTTCATCTAATTTTATAGATTGAAATGATTCAGTTGAACCGATAACACGAGTAATTGTCTGTGCATTTGCAGATATTGCTTGTATTTTCTTTTTTATTAAATAATAATCAGGAAGCTTAGTACTCTCATCTATACTATATACACTTATATCTCTATCAGTTGGGTCATTAAAATCCAATGCTTCAGTTGTTCTGAACGTTATATCAGAGTTTGCAGTAGATGATACACTAAATCCTTGTTGTATTCTTACTAAATATCTAGTATCTAATTCACCAACACTATCCGCTTTACATAACTGATAAACTGATAGTGTAGTTACTGCCGGAGAGGTTGATTTTGGTTTATATCCTAAAAGATTTGCCAAAGCAAATACATTTCTTTCTTCCGCAGCATATTGAATTAAACTCTCTCTTAATGATGAATCGGTATAATAACTCAACACATCTCCTATATAGGAAGCCATTTCAATGAACATCATACCAGGTGATGTTTCATTAAAATCATTATATGTGTTAGGGAAATAGGTTTTAGAATATTCTATAAGATTATCTCTAAATGAGGTAAAATCTTTAGAAAGGTAGGAAATATCCCTACTATTTCTTCCTATTTTTTTATTTGTTATTTTGAACGCCATTATTATCCAACATTAAATGTTACTGTCTCCAGGGTTTGTTGTCCTGAAATTTGATATTTCAATGAAACCGCAAAGATATTTCTATCAATGTTTGTATTATTTTGGTCTACAAATATTTCAACAATATTAATATAAGGCATCCAAATTGATATAGCATCTTCAATACTATCCTGTATGCTTTGTTCCAAATCATCTGTGTTTTGACTAAACAATACATCATATAAATTTGTACCAAAATCAGGCTGCATCAATCTTTCCCCTTTACTAGTTAATATCAAATTTTTAATATTTGATTTAACTTGGTCTTTAGTTTGAAATGATTGAGAAAAATATCCATTTGAACCCCTTTGAAGTGGAAGAGTTATTCCTATTGCAACTCTTTCGTTTTCAATAAGGTCTAAGGTATTTTTTCTATCAATTACAATTGCCATAGTTTATTATCTATTCTTATCTTTACTCGCCGCCAAAACCTTAGCACTTCTTGCTATCGCTTTATCTAATATATCGTTTCCGGTACTAATTGGAGCAGATGTGTTAACATATTGCTGTTGCATACCGATTTGTGGATTACCATATCCAATCATATCCGGAGTAATAGTACCATACTCCCCATCTGTTCTAGAAAAATTAGGTCTAATAGAGGTTTCATTTAAAACCTGATTTAACAGAGGATTACTAGAGTATTGTTTATCTTCTCTATCTCTGCTTAAGATTTTGTTAGCTAAATCGAACGGGTCAGCACTTTCCTCTACTAATGATTTAAGAGAAGATTGTTGTTTAACCGGTTGTATTCTTTTAACCTCAGCTAATACCTCTTTTCTTATTTCTTCTTTAATAAGAGAAATTTCCTTTTTTACTTCCTCCTGAACGATTATTTGAATTGCTTTAAATAGTTTGTTCGTGTCCATACATTGTTTATTGTTTATATAAATATTTAGTTTTATGATTTGGTAAAATACATTGCATCGAAGTTATAACCAGCATCCGCTTCACCTCCAGCTAACATCCTTCCAACTGTATATGTTTTATCCGACCTAACCGATTTTTGACTACCACAATCCCTTACAATTATCTCTCCACCTGCATTTCCAACTTTCTTAGTTATACCAACCATTATCACAAAATGGCCTCTAGGTCTCCTAGATGTACCCGATACTCTGATAATCATCGGTGCTTTTATAGCTCTTAATAAAGTTTTATATCCCTCATATACATCTGTTTGGCTAGTTTTTGTGTTGATATTTTTCTGGCTTCTGGTAAATTTACCACCCAATAGCTTAGGTGCATCTGCAAAAAATACTCCAGAACTAAAATTGTTACCTGACATATATTTTCCTTTTGCAACATTTTTATCTGAATATTGATACCCACCTTTAAAATCTATGAATGTTGATTCATTAACCACATCAACTCCATTCTTATCCTTTATTTTATACTTTTTAAGTAAATTAGATAAACTGGTAACCAAACAAGCCCAATTGGTTTTTTGAGCAGCAAAACCTACATCCTGTCCATAATATACATCTATATCTTCTTTTTGGAATTCCTGACCCTTACTTTCGGGCAATCTTTCATTGTACTCTTTTTCCGCCTTTGTATCGTTTTTATTTAGTTTACCACCATGATACTCCTTTGCAGTTGGTTCGGTTGTGACAACCGATTCATCAACATCTGGCTCTGTAGTTTCTCTCGGAGATTGCTCTAATATATCATTTACTGCCGGTGATGTTTCTGCTCTTTCCACTTCAAACCCAGCCCATGGTACTAACCCATCCATAATAGTTTGAGTAGGAGGTGCTCCATATAATGCCTTAACATTCACAACTCCACTAACAGTTAATAAATGTTTTGTCGCAGCATTTATCAGTTTATCAAGAAATGGTTCAATTTGATTTAAACCATCCATATCATATATCTGTGGAACAGGTACTCCAGGATTCGTTACAATTACACTTGTTACAGATATATTCTGAACTGCTCCCACGGCAGGAATAGGTGGTAGATTTGTTTTTTTCAAAGTTGCACCCGTCCAATATTGTATAAATCCAGTTACGAACATATTAATTATCGGAAGCTGAACTACACTAGTCGATTGTTGGGTAAGTACGGTTACTAACCAAGCTTTCATAGCTTCGGTATTACCCTTATCTACGGAATTTCTAAAACTCCTATCACCAGCTGAAAGAGATGTTACCGCTTTATTATATGAGTTTGTTATACCTTCGGCAACGGTATCAATGTCAGGTGGTCCTGAACTCATTAACGACAATACCTCATTTTTAAAAATTTGCCAACTCATATTAAGCTACATTTACTCTCTTAGATTTGATAGTTACTAACTTTTTCTGAATAGCTTTCAAAGCATTAAGATTTGCAGGGTTCATTCCACTTGTAGGTCCTGCTGGTGTTAATAATCCCCCTGCTTGTAGATTTATGATTTCCGTAATTATTTCTATTAGAATATTTTCTAATGCATTACCCAATACGGCAGGTTGTATATTTTTATCTCCTAAATTTATAGTCCCACCATCCCCTATGTAAAGTGTAGTTTTTTTATCAACCGCACCAATATCAATATCTCCTTTTGATTCTATTGTTATTCCTAAATTAGTATCAACCGAAAACACCCCATCCGTTACAATTGCATAATTTCCTTTTGAAAAGAAGATTGTTTCTGCGGTTCTGGTAGAAAATAATAATCTATCAGATGTAATTATTATTTGATTTCCTTTTAACTCAGATGGGTATTCTTCAAGCGATTCTTTCTTATTAGTTATATAGGATGGACTGAATTTAGATACATAATCACCACTTGTCATCGCAATCGTAGAACCATCTTTATTGATGTTTTCTTCAATCTCCTTATTCAGGTCTACCGAAGAAAATTCAGGTGACTCACTATTTCTTATTATAATAGTAGGGCTAATTGATTTTTTATCATTATTGAATGCACTAAATCGTATAGATTGTCCAAATCTACTTTGAATTAAATGGTCTCCCTCATATAATTTTAATCTTCTGCTTTTTCCAATTTTAAAATACTCCCCTAATTTTTTCTTAACATCTTTACCAGAGTTAGTTTGTTGAAAATCTGTTTTATAATCCTTTATACTTATACTAGGATTTACTTTTGCAGCATTATCATTTGCGGAAGTTTCTGTCTCACCATCCGATGAAGAAAATAAATTTGAATTAAAATTAAATCTTCTATAATAAGGAACTCCTGATTGAGTTACAACTTCAACTAATTCCGTAACGAGAGGAATTCCGTAAAAATTCTCATCTAACGGTCGTATAATAGTATCAACACTTCTACCAGGACCGCTACCCTGAACCATTATTGAACCAGGAATAATAGGTCTACCTGTATCATCTTTATCAAATACAAGAAAAACCTCCGTAACCTGCGCAATATATGCACCCGCTTTATTTGTGGATATATTACCAGATGTACTTACGTTATAACCACCTCCGGTGGCTAAATGGTCATTTGCCATTATTTTTTAGTTTGTTCAAGTTTCCTTTGGATTTCTTCCAATTCATATTCAATATCATCTACTTTATCCATAGTTTTTGCTTGAACATCTTTTGAAATCTTCTCCAATTCACCCAGTAACTCTTCCTTTTCTTTGTCGGATAATAATCCTCCATCGTTAGTTCCTTTATATTCCATTGCAACGAATCGTTGTCCAATTGTTGCTAATCTAATCAGTATATCATCATTCTCTACCGAGAACTTAACCAAATCTTTGATAACCGGCCCTATTGCAGCAATATCCCCCGCATGTCTGATTTGTTTTTTAAATTCCTCAATCAAATCACTTATTTTTTGTTTTTTTGAATGTTGGTTGGAATATATCTCACCGAATAAGTCAGATAACTTTTTTTCCCCAAACATTACAAAATCTGTAGATTGTTGTTTTGCCATATCAATAAATACCTTATTAAATAATTTTTTGTGTATTGATGAATCTACATAACTCATCTGATAATAATATATATCCTTCTAAATTAGGATGCTGTGTTCCTCTTGTATCCCATCGCTCTGTGTGTTCCCATAAATCTACTCTATTAAACTCATTTAGATACCCTCTAGCGGTTTGTTTTTTGAATTGCCAATAAACTCTACCATCTATCAAATCCGTTCTATCGTAGTGAGGCAAAACACCCATAAACATATCTTCTATACCATCTATAAACATATGTTTAATTTTATAATGTTTAAAAAATTCTTGTAGGAATATAATATAGTTTTGATTAACTATACTATAATAATTTTCGTTATATAGATTAGTTAAATAGAATTTTTTATAATCTTCCATAAAGAAATCATAATATCTATTTTGTGTTTGGGTAGATGTGAAGAATCTATCAGGTGTTTCCATAAGATGTTTAGTACTCCAACTTAACCATTCTCCTTTTGGGCCTTTTGGAAAAAATGGTAGGTAATCTCTAAGTGATGAAGACCACATAACAATAACAAAATCGTTTTTTGTAGTCTCTCCACTTTTTATATCATCTACTATTTGGTTGAATATAACATTATTGGGGTTACCACTTATCCCGTTATTTTGATAAGGTAACCCCAATTTATCACTTAGGTGTTTAACCCAACTATTTTCTTTTTGATAGATTATCTTTTCGTGTTTAGAGAGGGTATCCTCAATTTCTCGATTACATCCCTCTCCAACTGTCCAACTATCTCCGTATGCAACTATTCGTTTCATTTCTTAGTTATAACATAATCCTCTAATACCAACATATCTAATCCAATATCCAAAAATGTATCTATTGCCGTTTTTGGGTCTCTAATCATTGTTTGGTCTTTAATATTGAATGATGTGTTAAGAACTATTGGATATCCGTTTTGTTTTCTTAATTCTGTGAGTAAATCATAAATTCTTACACACTGTTCTCTATCT